TTACAAATTTAGTTTTTTGAGTATTTCTCTGTTGTTATTTGAGATATTTTCGATTGATTTTACTTTCATTTTATTTGTAACATGTGTGTATACTTTTAATGTCGTATTTGGATCTTCGTGACCTACTCTTTCCATAATCGTCGGCAATTCGGTTCCTGCTTCCGCTAACATCGATATATGTGTATGTCTAAATGCATGAGGTGTTAGTTTCTTTTCTAAATTGATATGCTTCATGAGCCTTCTCATTCTATCACCGATATTTTTAACTAAATAAGGGTATCCGTTCGGGCGCTGAAAAACGAAATCTTCGTCATGATAATCATCTAACATCATTTTATACTTTAATTTATGTTTGTCGTTTTCCCTAACCAATTTTTTAAGCATGTTCATAATACGTGGATCTATATCAATGATTCGAGCCTTGTTTGTTTTCGTTGTGTCTAACGTATATTTTCTCATGTTGTTCGTTTCGCTGTATAGTGTTTTAGTTATACGTATTGTGTTCTTTTCGAAGTTTAAATCATCTTTTTTAAGTGCGACTAATTCTCCTGGTCTCATTCCAGTAAAAGCTAAGGTATAAAACCATTCTTTATCAAGCTCTAGCCCAATTTTTAACACCGCATCTAAAAACTTTTCAAGCTCATCACTTTCAAAAAAAGTTTCCTCTACACTATCCCTTTCCAAATCTTCAACGGTAACTGCCTTCTTAGGAACGACTGCGCCATCACGTGGATTTTCCTTTATAAGTTTATTACGAATTGCATATTTAAATATCATATTAGCACATGTATTAACACCGCTAATTGTATTATGTGCATATCCTTCTTTATTTAAATTAAGTAACATTTGTTGATACATATGATGACTTATTTCGATAATCGGAGCTTTAACAAAGTATCTATTTAGTATTTTCACTTCTTTTTCTCTGATTCTTACTGAACCGCGTTTTACTCCACTCGCTTTATATACTTCCAACCATCTTTCGGCAACTTTTTCAAATGTAATAGACTTACTTACATTTTCATCTATTCCATTTTCTTCTAATGCACGAATCGCATCTTCTACACGTTGTTTTGCTTCTTTTTGAGTTTTTCCACGCCTTCTTATTTGTCGTCTTCTTCCAGTCCGCGGATTGCGCGGCGCTTCGCCTACGCACTCCCAAACCCATCCACTTTTAATCTTAACTTTATTGCATTTCATTATCATCATCCTCCAATCTTTTTATTGCCCAACGCAAATCCTTGATACGTTCCGTTTCAGACAACATACTATTTATTAGAATAAGTTTGGTGTTCTTGTATATAACCACCTCCGTCGGGTAATTCCATTGCACTATTTTTATATTTTGATTGGCGAGAGCGCTTAGGTCGTTGGTTCGTTGTTGCTTCATGCTATCCCTCCAAAATTCCATTGACTATAGTTAATAGGAACATCTGTTCTATTTTGGTTTATAATATTAGGTGTACAAATTAATGCACACCTAAAGGTTCTTATTCTATTTCTAATTCAAAGATTGCTGCGTCGCTAAATGATACGGCAGGTAAGAAGTGGACTTCGATTGGCCCTTCTTCAATACCGAAATGTTCTGTTCCTTGAATTTTCTTACCTGGAGCCAATGACCCCATCGTGTTGTCTAGTGGATAAGATTCCATTTTGTTTCCTGTTCCGTCATATACTGATAAGTCCATTCCGATTGGAATCTCATCATCCGTTGTATTTTCAACTTCATACTCGATTTTGATAACAGTTGCTGGGTCAGTTTCTGCGAACTCATTTCTTTCGTCTGTAGTAGAAACGCTTTTAATTGTCATTTTCACTCCATCAACTTCAGCAGTGTCGCCCAGACCTAATTTCTTTTCCTCTTTCTTTTCTTCCTTTTTGTCTTCTTTTTCTTCTGTTTCAGGCTTGTCCTCTTTTTTAGAATCAGTGGTTGAACTTGATTCATTACAAGCAACTAATGCAATAGATAAGATAAGTGCAAAAAGCAATAGAAGTAATCTTTTCATTTTATGTACCCTCCTTAATAATATTATCTAAACATCATAATGATGTAGATCACTTATTGTCTGTTTCTTCTTTGATGAACTCCCAAATCTTTTTAAGTCGAGCCAAGTCTTCTTCCTTTGATTTAGGCAGTTCTTTTACCCACCTTTTTAATTCAGGGTCTTTTATGAAGTTTTCGAATTCTTGTTGTTCACTCTCTGTTTCTTCTAAGTAACCGGCCCGTTTCATTAATTCGTTATAATCAACATTTAATCCGTTCGATAACTTTTTAATGATTTCAGGTGATGGTATACCACGTTTACCGTTTTCCATTTGCGACAAATACGAATTAGACACACCCGAATAAAGTTCGAGTTGCCTTATAGTCATATTGCGCTCTTTTCTCAACTTCCTTATATATAAACCAAAGTCTTTTGCTTCCAATTGTAATCACCTAAATACTATTTTAGTAAACTTTACAAAAAAAGATATACTTTTTATAAAAAAGTGCTTGCAATTGTAAATAAAACATGCTAATATGATTACAGTAGCAAGTTCACAAAAGCAAGCAACTAGAAAGGAGTTGATGCTTTTGAAGATTAAATTAAAAGATGTCAATAAGTTTAAATCCTTGTTGATGATAAGTGGATATAGTCAAAGGGCTTATGCTAGAGCAATCGGCATTTCAGAACCGTATGCTAACCAAATAGCAAACGGAACAAGAAATCCAGGCCCGGAAATAGCAAAAAACACAGCAGATCTATTAGGAGTGAAATTTGAAGATATTTTTTTTATAGATTATGCTTGCAAAAGTGAACAAAGCGAAGGACAAGCTATTTAAATCGAATACATCACACTCGAGATTGAGTGTCTAATCGAGCGGAGTTTCGCCATGACTCACCACTAGAGATGACGAGCGACAGCCACATAGGCCCACGCCAAGACATTAGATGCTGACTCTCGGGTGTGATGACGAAAACTAACTATTAATCAGGAGGGTTATCAAATGAATCAACTAACAAAAATGTTTGATGGTCACAAATTAACGATTATTGAAAAAGGTGGTGAACCAATTTTTAAGTTGAGTGATGTTTGTAAAATACTCGGCCTTGGTAATCCGTCGCAAGTAAAAACGAGATTGGAAGATGGGGTCATTAGTAATGAGGTCATCCTTGATAACCTAAACAGGCAGCAACAAGCAACGTTTGTAAATGAAGATGGTCTATACGATGTCATTCTCGATAGTCGTAAACCAGAAGCAAAACGATTTAGAAAGTGGATCACATCAGAAGTGTTGCCATCGATTAGAAAAACAGGAAGCTACTCAACAAGTGTAGACATTAGACAACTTAGTCCTGAACTCCAAATTATGAATAACATGGTTCAGGCATTAGCTAAACAAGAGATTGAAGCTAAGAAAATGAAGCAAGAAATTCAAGAGACTAAAAAAGAGTTGTCAGATGTAAGAAAGGTATTTGTTCTCAATCCAAAAAATTGGCGACGTGAAGTGAACGACATCATTATTAAAATCTCTAAAACACGTAATGATTTGGATGCTTATCGAGACATTAGAAATGAAAGTTATCAGCGGTTAGAAGAACGTGCTAGATGTGATTTAGGCAGACGACTGGAAAACAAACGTGAACGAATGAAAAAAGCAGGTTCTTCTAAAACAGCTGTCAATCGCATTAACAAAATGGATGTTATTGCAGACGATGAACGATTGAAAGAAATATACCTAACAATCGTTAAAGAAATGGCGATTAGATACGGAATTACTAACAAGGCGGTGTCATAAATGCTAAAAGTTGAATTCAGTGAAGAATTTATTCAATCACTTACTAACGAAATTAAGAATCAGCTAGTTCCTGTCTTAGTGCAGGAACTTAAGCAACAAGAGTTGCCACCATTACTTACTAGAAAACAGTTTATGGAGCTTGTTGGAATAAGCCCAGGCAAATGCAACGAATTATTTAACAGAAAAGATTTTCCAGTTACGAGGCAACTTGGCCATCCGAGAGTTCCGACCAAGAAGTTTTTTGAGTGGTTAAACGAGGATATCGATAACAGGAAGGACCTTGGGCTTAATTATCCATATCAAGCAATTTAATCGGGTGGTTGGTGTAAGTCTAATATAAACCATTTTGTGACTTTAGTCTTTGCTGTCATAGCAAATTTGCTTACAAAGCAAATTGGAAGGGGGTGATCACTTGGAATTTGGCCCTATTTTACGAAAGATGCGCAAATCAGCAGGATTGAGTCAAGAAGATATGGCGCATGAATTGCACATGTCAATTAGCAATATTAGTCGCTTAGAAACAGGCAAATACGAATTAAAGGCAATTGACCTATTAAATTGGGTCAACGTTACAGGTTCACAAGAAGTTTTAGCAGCAATGGTGCTAGGTGTTGATGTCGGTATGTTGCAGCATGCATTAGATTTAATATCCACAATGGCAGTTGGATTTATAGGAGGTATTATAAATGGATTTTTCTAAGCACTTTTTACCTGGTGATATTAAACACGCAACCAATGAGTTTGAGTGTGCAAAGGACCTATTGAAACTATCAATTTGTTATATAGAGAAAGGCGACATTGAAATAGCGAGAAATCGAGTTTATGACGCACTTAGATCGATTGAAGAACTACTTAAGATGAATCGAGAAAAGTTAAAGGAAGATGAATTGCGGCGCTTTATTGAAGCGAACGGAATTAAGGTTGTAAGGATGATGTTATATGGAAAATAAGTACGACTGGATTTATACAGTGTTGTTTGTTGCGAGTTTAGCGTTTTTGTGGTTTGCACTGATTAACTCATAGGAGGTGTAAAAATGCTGACTACTGATCAACTTGTTGCAATGGCTAAGGAAAAAGGAATAACGCTAACTGAATCATCTGTTTATCACAGAATACTTAAAGGTTGGACACTTGATGAAATTATCAATACACGTCAATTTCAACGTCGCAAAAGTAAGCGAACTGTATACGTTGTTTACAAAAATGATGAGTATTTGATGGAAGGAACAGCTGAAGAAATATCGAAAGCAACTGGTTTAACAATTGGATCTATATATTCCTATGTTTATCGATACAGAAAAGGATTGCATAAAACAAATTATGAAATATTCGAAGTTGATGAGGAGTGATGATATGAGAGCTTTTATTAAAGTTTGGGGTAATGAGTATCCAGTTGGGATAATCGTTTGGGATTATACAACCCATCGAATTTTTAACATCACATTCAGAGACGAAAACGACAAAGCATACACGGTGTTTAACGAAAAAGACGCTAATGGTGAGTATAACCTCGAAGACAACAAAGGAAATGCAGACGTTATGTTGACTGCTAATTTAGACGAGATCGTTTATTTAAAAGAAAAAACCCATCGTGCCGTAAACGATGAGTTTTAAGGAATCCTGAATTACCTACATTATATCAAATGTAGCAAGTGAAGGCTAGTCCTTCCTTGTCAGACTGGGAACACATGATACCTCCTAATTCACTGTTTTGTGCCACTGTTCCTGGTCTGATAAGGGTGGATTACCCTAAACCTAACGAAAGGAGGATAGACATAAAAAAATGCCTGTTGTTGCAGCAACAGGCAAAGGGAAGTGTTACAAAAATACTCCACACCTATATTTTAAAACATTTATAGGGTGTGGGCAAGGAGTGAAAAACCATGAGTATTACAGAGCAGTACGATTCAATGCTTTCTAAGGTGCAAAAACTTTCCAGTTATGAAAAAGAAAAATTGTTAATGGATATCATTTTAGACATTTATTCGTCTCACGTTTTCGGGATGGAGTATACAGCAGAAATGCTTAATAAGTTAATTAATCAGTTTTTGGATAGAACGGAGGAATTAAGAAATGAAGCAAATCAAATTGCTTAATTTAAAGCTAACCAATTTTAAGGGTATCAAATCGTTCGAATTAAATGCTGATGGTCAAGACATTAAAGTGTACGGAGATAACGCTACAGGTAAAACAACAGTATTTGATTCATTTGTGTGGCTGTTGTTCGGCAAGGACAGTCAAAACTCAACACAGTTTGAAATTAAGACGCTTGTAGATGGAAAGCCAGTCCATAAGCTTAATCATGAAGTAGAAGCAACTCTTTCTGTAGATGGTCAAGAGTTGACACTAAAGAAAGTGTTTAAAGAAAAATGGACTAAGAAACGTGGATCAGTAACCGAGTCGTTCAGTGGTCATACAACTGATTATTATATCGACGGTGTTCCAAGCAAAAAGAAAGAGTATGAAGGCAAAATAAGCGAAATCGTTGATGAAGAAGTATTTAAGTTACTGACAAATCCAGCGCACTTCAACGAGCAACTTAAATGGCAGGACCGTAGAAAAACATTACTTGAAATTGCAGGTGATGTTACAGATGAAGAAGTTATTGCTTCCAACGAATCACTTTCAAAACTAACAGAAATACTTGGCAATCGTTCGATTGATGATCATAAGAAAGTGATTGCTGCTAAGCGTAAAGAAATCAATCGAGAACTAGAAATGATTCCAGTAAGAGTTGATGAAATCAATCGAAATTTACCAGACGTGAACGGTTTAGATAAACAAGCGATAGAAATTAAGCTGAATGACTTATCCAAGCAAATAGACGCTAAAAATGAAGAAATAAACAACATTCGCAACGGTTCAGAAGTGAATGAAATTAAAAAGAAAATCAGTGACATTGATCTACAGATTGCAAATGTCCGTAACGAACATACTCAAAATGAACAGCAGGAGTTATTCAAGCTAAAGACTAGGCTACAGGAAGAAGAATCAAACCTAACCATATTGCGTAACGATTTACGAAACAAAGAACAGCAAAAACAGATAAACGAATCACGAATTAAAGACTTTGAACAGCAGATGAACGAGTTAAGAAATAAATGGACGGAAGTTAATGCTAAAGAATTTGATCATTCATCAAATTGCAAATGTCCTACTTGCGAACAGGATTTACCACAAGAACAGGTAGAAGAAGTCAAGCAACGTTTTAATTTGAACAAAGCAAATGAACTTGAGTCCATCAATAAAAAAGGTGTCGATCTTAAAAAGAAAACTGATGAATTGAAGCAAGAAAACGAACAGATTCAAAGAGAAATCGACAAAACGACAGAAATCGGAAAGAAGAAAGCTAAAGATGTTGAACGGCTCAAAGAGAAGATTCAACATGCTGAATCAACTGTTAAACCAGTCGAAGAAAATGAGCAGTACATCAAGCTCCAGGAAGAAAAGCAAGCATTAGAAAAAAAGATTGAAGTATTACAACAATCAGTTGATGAATCAGTTCAAAAGGTCCAGCAAGAAGTTGCTTCGCTAAAAGAACAACAAAACGCTTTACAAATGGACCTTACCAAGCTACAGCAAACAGAACAATCGTTAAAACGAATCGCAGAACTTGAAGCACAAGAAAGGAAACTAGCACAAGAGTTTGAAGAACTAGAACATCAACTCTATTTAACAGAAGAATTTATCAGAACGAAGGTTGATCTACTAGAAGAAAAGATTAACAGCAAGTTTAAATATGCGAGATTCAAGCTATTTGAACAACAGATTAACGGTGGATTAAAAGAAGTATGTGAAACGACTTATGAAGGTATTCCATACAGCGGTGGTTTGAACAATGCTGCACGTATCAACGTTGGTTTAGACATCATCAATACACTATCTAAGCATTATGGAGTGTCTGCTCCAATCTTTGTTGATAACGCAGAATCAGTTACCAGCTTGATAGATATCGATGCACAGGTTATTAGCTTGATTGTAAGTGAACAAGATAAAAAATTACGAATCGAAACAGTAAATCAGAGCGAAAGCGAGGTGGCGTAAATGGTACAAAAAATCGATAGAGCAAAGTCGTTTTGCTATGACAACGGAATAACGATGGATGAAATGGACAAAGTTTGGGGCAATGCTGTTAAATCAGGAAATCCAGTGATTAGTCAATTGGTCAGATCAGGGTGCACATGGCACGACTTAAATAAGCATTTATTACAAAAAATTTATAACCAATTCAAGGAGGAAAACAAAAAATGAGTAATCAAAACCAGTTAGCAATTATGAAAAAGAATGTAGTAGATGTTGTTGAAAATAAAGTTCGTGAGTTTCAAAAAGCAGGGGAAATTCATTTCCCTGCTAACTACTCACCTGATAACGCAATGAAATCAGCATGGTTGATTTTACAGGAAACAAAAGACAGAAATAAGCGTCCAGTATTAGAGTCATGTACTAGAGACAGTATCGCAAACGCATTGTTAGACATGGTTGTTCAAGGGCTAAATCCAGCCAAGAAACAAGGGTATTTTATTGCATATGGAAATACATTAGTTTTCCAACGTTCATATTTCGGTACTATGGCAGTGACAAAAAGGGTTACAGGTGCCAAAGAAATAAATGCAAACGTGATCTATGAAGGCGATGAAGTTGATTATGAAATGGTTAACGGTAAGATCACTAATTTAAAACACAAGCAAAAGTTTGGAAACATCAATAAAGACAAGATTATCGGTGCCTACTGCACAATTGTTCTCGATTCAAGCAATGTTTATCACGAGTTAATGACAATTGATGAAATTCGGCAAGCCTGGTCCAAATCTCAAATGTGGGGCAAAGGTCAAACGGAAGAAAGAAAAGGATCTACACATGACGAATTTAGACAGGAAATGGCTAAGAAGACAGTAATCAATCGTGCTTGTAAGAGATTTATTAATAGTTCAGATGATGGAAGTTTAGTTATTCAGCATTTCAATAGACAAGATGATGCAATCGTTGAAGCTGAAGCACAGCAAGAAATAGAAGAAAACGCAAATAAGGAAACGCTTGATTTTGAAGAGGAAAATATTGAAGATGCGGAGTTTACAGAAGTCGAATCAGAACCAGAGCCACAACAACAGACTGAAAAAGCTGAACCAGAGCCACAGCAACAAGATATGTTCGCGAATGAAGGGCCTGCATTCTAATGATCGAGATTAAAACATTAGCATCTGGAAGTTCGGGGAATTGCTACCACGTTACAGATGGTAGCACCCCACTACTCCTAGAATGCGGAATCAACTTTCGAGACATACAGATAGCATTAGATTTCAAAACTAGCAATCTAGCAGGTTGCTTGGTCAGTCATGAGCACAAGGATCATTCGAAAGGTATTAAAGACGTTTTAAAAGCAGGAATTGACGTTTATACGTCACAAGGAACAGCAGAAGCAGAAGGTATTAAACATCATAGATTGAAAGTTATTGAGCCTAAGAAGGCATTTCAAATCGGTACATGGAAGGTATTGTCCTTTGATGTTGAACATGACGTTAACGAGCCATTAGGATTCCTTTTTATGAATCAGCAAGGCGAAAAGCTTCTATTTGCAACGGACACGTACTATGTTCGTTATCGATTCAAAGGGCTTACTCATATCATGGTCGAGTGTAATTATAGCATGGATATTCTAAATGAAAACATAGAAAGCGGACGTGTTCCACAGCTGATGAAAAAACGATTAGTTAAGTCGCATTTCAGCTTAGAGAACGTCAAGGAATTTCTTAAAGCGAATGATCTAAGTCGAGTGCAAGAAATTCATTTGATGCACTTATCGGATAGCAATTCAGATGAAGAACGCTTCAAGCGAGAAATACAAGAACTTACTGGTAAACCAGTTTATATAGCTTAAAGGCGGTGGTTGGTGTGAGAAGTTTGCTAGTTGATGAATATCCTTTGATAGTATTGCCATCACTTGCAAAAGAGATTGGTTTGAACGAAGCGATTATGCTGCAACAGATTCATTTTTGGTTAGGAAAGAAGAAACACTACAGGGATGGACGATATTGGATTTACAACACTTATGACGGATGGGTGGAACAGTTTCCGTTTTGGAGTAAATCAACAATAAGAAGAGCAATAACAAGTTTAGAAAAACAAAACTTACTTTTAGTGGGAAATTATAACAAAGCGGGATTCGATAATACAAAATGGTACACGATCAATTACCAACAAATAAAATCAGTGAGCAGACCATCTGTTCAAAATGAGCAGACGGAGTGTTCAAAATGGACAGATGCACCTGTTCAAAATGAGCAGACCAATACCATAGACTACACAGAGACTAACAACATAGAAAGTAGTAGTAAGGGAAATCCATTTCATTTTTATGAAACGAACTTTGGAGTGTTGAGCCCCTTCATTTCAGAAAGCATTAAACAATGGTGCAACGATCTATCAGATGAATTAGTAATAGAATCTATGAAAATAGCTTTGAAAGAAGGTAAAAGATTTAACTATGCTGAAGGGATTCTTAAAAAGTGGCATTCAAATAACATTAAAACATTGGAAGATGTTGAAGCTGCAGAAGTTGAATTTAAGAATAAACGTAAACCAAAAAAGGAAAAGGACATTGACTGGGATAATTTGTAGGGGGTGTTGATATGAATCGGGAACAAGTTAAGCAATTATTCAAGTTCTTAGTAAGTATATATCCAAACTTTGAAGTATCTAGTCACAAACTTGATGTGTGGACCAGGATGATGAAAGATATGGACTTTAATCGAGTAATGGCAAAAGCAGAAACATACGTAACCGAAAATCGCTTTCCGCCGACAATCGCAGATTTATCAGCTTATGCACCAGATGAAAATAAACATTTAGAACAAATGAAGCAGTGGAAACGCGAAGCACAACAAGTGCCTGATGAAGTCAAACATCGATTTAGACAACAACTCTTACAGCTAGTACAGGTGAAAAGGCAATGATGGAAAACAGGGAAGCGGAACAATCAGTTATCGGATCTGTGCTTATGGAAGGTGAACTATATAAGGACTTAAGACTGGAACATAAGCATTTTGGTAGTATTATACACCAAAAAATATATCAAGCTATTGAACGAGTCGCAGATAAAGAGCAAAGCATTGACTTGGTAACAGTTACAACTGAACTAGCTGATGATATTAACAGCGTCGGTGGTGTCAGTTATCTTACGAATTTAGCAACGTCTATTCCAACAACAGCAAATTTAAGACATTATGAATCAGCGGTATTTGAAGCGTACAGGAATAGAACAGCTAGACAGATTGCTTTACAGTATGCAGAAAATCCAAATGATGAAAGGCTACATGAGCTTATTGCGGAGTTAGAAACTCTGAAAGAAGTCGGTGTACAAGCACAAGAAAAAACATTAGTCGATCACTTATCTGAGATTGTCGATGATATGTCAGCATCATCAGATGAACTTAATAATGGATTTAAAACAGGATTTACAGATTTCGACAACATGACAGGTGGTTTACAGCGTGGTGATTTAGTCATCATTGCCGCACGACCATCTGTCGGTAAAACAGCTTTTTCGCTAAACATGGGATCGGGTCATTGTAAAAACGGTGGAACAACACATATTTTCAGCTTAGAAATGTTAGCTAAACAGTTATTACAACGAATGATTTCATCAGAGGGACGCATAAACGGTCAAAAATGGCGTTCGATGGCATTTTCGACAGATGACTACAGCAAAGCCATGAGAGCGATAGGAATCATTTCGAATTGGAAACTAAACATATATGACCAGACCAGGACAATCAATGATATTAGAGCAATCGTAAGAAAAGCAGTTAATGACGCACCAGACGAAAAGCATCTTGTCATAATAGATTATTTGCAGCTAATGCAGACAACTGGAAGATATGAAAATCGAAACCTAGAAGTTGGATCAATGACAAGAGATTTGAAATTGTTAGCGATGGAATTAAATATTCCGATTGTAGTTTTATCACAGTTATCACGTGGAGTTGAGCAAAGACAAGATAAACGACCAATGCTGTCTGATTTACGTGATTCAGGAAACATTGAGCAGGACGCCGATGTTGTTGGCTTTTTATATCGTGATGACTATTACGACAAGGAATCGGAAAAGCAGAACATCATTGAAATCATTCTTTCAAAACAACGTAACGGACCTACAGGAACAGTGGAACTAGCGTTTTTAAAGGAATACGGTGCATTTTTAAATCTTGACTATCGTTATTCGGAGGATGATGCAAATGCAAGAATTGGAACGGCAAGCCCTTGAAAAAGAGCAAGAAAAGGAAATGTGGAAGCAAGCCATTATCGATTTATTCAAAAGTAACAGGCTAAGCGAAAGACAGCTTAGCCTTGGAATGGAAAAGATATTTCAGCTTGGACATAATGCGGGTCATTGTCGTGGGGAGATTCATAAGAAAAAAATGGAGGAAACAGCATGAGTGTGAATTTAAAAAAACAACCGAAGTTAAAGAGTCATGGATTGTTTACAGACTACACGATACTGCTTGAAAACCAAGAATTTAGGCATAAAAACGACGTTGTGAGAGAGGCAGCTACTTTATTTAATGCAGGCAAAGACGTGTCGCAGATTTCAAGACTTCTTAAACGCCCAAAAATGGAAGTCACATTGATGTTACTGCACCAAGCGACTAAAAGCAGAATTGATATTCAAGATTTAGTTAAAGGGTGGTGAATCAAGTGAAAGAACAGTCAATCGTTCGCAAGATATACATTGAGCAACTAAATCAACTTGGTTATTACAACACAGAAGGTAAATCCAATCGACAACTAGCTATGATTCTAGCGGCTAAAACCGAATCACAAGCTAGAGAAGTTAATATAGCGAGTCCGGAAAATAGGTGGTTTTGAAAGGAGAAATTACCATGACTAAACAAAAATCAAAACGCAGACGTGGACCATCGCCAGTGATTATACCAAGAGAAATAAACGAATGGATAAAACGTTCAAGTACAAACGCCAAAATTGAGAATTATCTAAAAGGCGGTGGCAGACGTGATTCATACAAAAAGACGTAAGAAATTGAGAAATCCACTGTTAATCAAAAGATACGAAGAAGGTTTCAAGGACGGAATCGAACATGCTGCTAATGTTATAGCAAAAAATTTTGAAGGTATTGAGAACATTAAAGGGATCGGACCTAAGACAGCGGAGAAAATACGTGAGCATGTTTTTAAGAAAACGAAAGAGCGTTCGAGGTGATATTGATGGATAATGCACAAATGAATCTTTTTGGCGACAACTTAGTAATTGATGACAACACAAAGCTAAAAGACTTGTTAAAGCACACGAATCATATTGATATAGAGCTTTTAAGCGATACAAGAGAGAAGGCATTGAGTAGGATTAAAAAGTTTGAGAAGTATGGAGAAATTAGAGAAGTAGATCATGTCGATAAGTGGTTTCAAATAAATTCGGAAAACCAAAAAATAAATGTGTTTTCTTATTATGAAAAAGGGGTTTAGTGAATGGAACAAGTTATCAACTGTTTACGTTGTAACAGACGATTAAAAACTGTAAAAAGTCGAGAGTTAGGATTCGGTCCAGTTTGTTATAAAAAGCATTTGCAAGAACAAGCAGACAAGGAATTTAAGAAGAATCAGACAACGATTGATGAGTATTTAGGGGATGAACACAATGCAACGAATGACAGCAAGGCAATATCGCAAAATGAGCAAAAGGCGTTCCAAGTATCGTAACAAAAAGGTTCAGTTAGATGGTCATACGTTCGATTCAAAGGCAGAAGCGAGATATTACCAAGAATTAAAATTAATGGAGCGAGCGGGAGAAATATTATTCTTCCGCCTGCAACCTAGATATAGATTGCTAGATGGGTTTGAAAAGCATGGCAAAAAACATCGAGCCATCGACTACATAGCAGATTTTGAAATACATCACAAGGACGGCTCTATCGAGGTTGTGGACATAAAAGGCTATAAGACGGATGTGTTCCGTATCAAGGAAAAAATGTTTAACAAGAAGTATCCGCATAAGTTAAGTATTTTGAAACTCGAAAAAGGGAGGTTTGTGGAGATATGACAACACTCGAAAAAGCAATCGCTTGGAGAGATAAATTAACCAAAATAGTTTCACATGCTAACGATCCGAACTATGTAATCGAAAAAATCGAAATACTAGATTACTTGATAGAAAACACAAAAGAAAACGAGTCGCACATGCCAAAACGAGCGGAAGTGAGTGAATGAGAGGACGTAAGCGAATCTGGATGTTGCTATATCGGTATGAAGAAGGCCACAAGGTGTGGCTGTACGAGCCATTACGAAAATACGAGATTACGGCTAGGTTACGTGATGGCTGGAAGATTGTCACATAAAAGCAAAATAAAGCGATTCTAGCGATTTTATTATAAAGATGATTAAAGATACTAGATTCAACTAAAAAACGACAGGCGGAAAGAATTGCCTATAAATTGGGGTGATTTTATGGCGATTGCAATGGTGATTGTGTTTATTATCTTAGTTTTTCTAGGTTTGACGACAGAGGAGTGGTAATATGACGGTTTTATTGACGATTTTAGGAATTTTGTATGTTTCAGCATTGATCGGATTTAGAAAAGCGTACATCAGACGTAGGCAAGAGATAGAAAGGAACGATTATTATGACTGATAAAGAGCGTTTGGAAGAAATAAAGAGGAATTATAACGAATTGCAAGCACAAAATTTAAGGTTACAAGAACGAGTGCAGGAGCTGGAAGTTTGGCGGAATGAAGTAACACAAAATGTAGTAGCAAGAAATGCAGAATATGCAAAATGTAGAGAACAAAACAAACGCTATCGTGAAGCGTTGGAGTTCTATGCAAATGAAGAAAATTACTTCTTTGATGAAAAAGAATACAAGGTTGGGTTAGGTGTTCCAGAATCAGAAATAACTCTCGATTATGGAAATAAAGCACGTAAAGCATTGAAAGGAGATAAGCAATGAATATTCCTATTCCAGAGAAAAAGGAAATTTCAATGAAAAATGTCGAATGGGGATCTGATGAATTTAACGAGTTAATAAAACAAGCTAAGGAGCAAGAACAAAAACAACAAGAATACGATCAAGCTGTTGAGTTTGTGACAAGAATTATGGAGGGATACTAATGAATCTTTCAAAACTATTTCCGATACAAAAGAAACTAGATGATCGAATCGAAAAAGAAAAAGGACTGGAAGGACAGGACTTGCTAAATAAGAAGATATTAGCCTTGCTAGTTGAATTAGGGGAGTTAGCAAACGAATGGAGAGGGTTTAAGTTTTGGAGCCATGACCAAGAACCAAGAACAAAAGATTATAAACAGATAAAGTGCAAATGGTGTAATGGTTCAGGCGACGACGGTACAGGTATATGTCCTGATTGCAAATCGTCGGGAGATGTTTACAAAGAATATAACCCACTGCTTGAAGAGTTCGTCGATTGTTTGCATTTCATTTTGAGTATTGGGTTGGAAATAGGTGTTTGTCCAGAGGAATTAGATGCAGAGCCTATATTTTGCGCAAACGTCACAGAGCAGTTTAGTGATTTATTTTATGAAATTTCTTGTTTGAAATGTGAAGAAAGAAACGGACAACTATACGAGGATTATTTACGATATGACGTTATGTTAGAACATTTTGTAGGTTTGGGCGAAATGCTAGGCTTCACTTGGGAACAAATCGAACAAGCCTATTTTGATAAAAATAAGGTGAATCACGAAAGGCAAGAAAACGGATATTAAGGTGGGATAGTATGAGAGTTTACTTTGAGATAGACAACGGAAAAATGTTTCAATCTGGTTATGCAGATTATAAAAATGTAACTAAGTCGGATACGGATTTTATACGTGAAGATATATCACGTAATAAAAATGTAGATGTAAATGATGTGAAAATTCTTTACTTCTTATCGAAAAAAAGACCATTTTCCTGATGTTAGCAAAATGGTATTAAAAAAGCCAGGAATCACCCCGGCTACCCTTAGCAAGATTATATCACAAATTGGGGTGGTCCTGGTGAGTTGGGTTGATAGACTGATAATAGAATACGAAGAAGGCAGAAAGTCACTGTATGCTATGAAAGACGCCTTGGGTGATTCTGAATTAGATAGAATAGACAAAACACAGATAAACAGCATGATTCGAGAAATATCAGATGTCATCAAGTGGTTAAAGACGGGAAGGGACCCATTCAAATTAAGAGGCATTGATAGAAGGTCAGCCTATCAAAAAAGGGTTTTATACGACATGGATCTATTCCCGTCACTTGATATAGTACCAGATTCATTGAAAGAAGATGACAACGAATTAACGAATGAAGAAAAAGAATTAGTTGCAGATATTTTATTAGTTTTGTCACCACGCGAAAGACAATGCTACTTGCTGCATTTTGTAAATCAATTGTCGTTTGAAGAAATTGCAGATGAACTGAAATTAAGTAAAGGAACGATTCAATCGTATATCGAAAGAGCAAAAGCGAAGATAAAGAATAAAGTTTCTTGCCTTACAGATGCCGTATGATTGCCTTACATTGCCATTCATTCCCATATGAATGGTGAAAGGGTATTATTACTAATATAGTTAGAAATCACGCAACAAACTCATAGATTAATCGGTGTTGGTGTGTGGTAGTAATAGCATGCACATAACATAGATAGAGTTTATATTAAGAAAAAAACGGCACTTTTCCTTCCGCCTTCAAAATCCCTGTTGTATGATGGGGTAAAGGAGGTGATAGAATGAAAGTCAGTGAACTTATTAAACACCTTGAAGAGTTTCCAAATAAAGATGCAAAAGTTGCAATGAGTGCTGTAGTAACACTCAAGAAATCAAATAAAGTCATACCGACAATGGCAATGGTTGAAGATGTTTTAGTTCCACTAGATAAGAATGATAAATCTATGATCGTTCTAAAAACAAAAATTATCGAAGAAAATATCTAAGCACTCTTAACAGGGTGCTTTTTTCATGCTTAAAATAATAGTTGAGCTAGCATAACGCTAGCTCGTATTTTCAATGTTTCCTAGCTTTGTGTTTAGCTAGAGTTCTCCCAGCTTGAGACTTTCTAGCTTTTGATTTGCTTGTCGATAAAGTTCGACCAGCTTTTCTTACTTTCGGGCTAGGGTTACATTTCTTTTTCGACAATACATTTTCACCCCCCTTCAGGAACATTATACCAATAAATAAGGTGATTACATGAATATACCTAGTAAAATATTAGTTGGCGGAATAGAATACGATATTGAATTTCAACAATTTATAGAAATAGATTCGGATAGAAACTTTCAAGGGGTTTGTGACTATCAAAATACAAAGATAAAGATACTGGAATCTTTAAGCGAAGAAAGAAAAGAAGATGTATTTTTCCATGAGGTAACTCACGCCATTTTTTACGAAGCCGGATACGATGATCAGGATGAAGAAATGATTATTAGGATTGGTAAAGTACTACATCAGCTAATTAAAAACAATGAGTTTAGGAGGTAGGTGCGAATGTAAATGCAAAACAAACCCCATGCAAACAAAAAAGATAATTATTGCGGAGCTAAGACAAGAAGTGGTAAACCTTGCAGAAATAGAGCAATGGCAAACGGTCGTTGTCGAATGCATGGCGGAAAGTCCACCGGCGCTCCACCTGCAAAGATGAAGAAGAATAGTAACGCTAGAACACATGGTTTATTTGCTAAGTACCTTCCAGGCGAAACACTTGAAATCATGAACAGCATTAATAACATAGATCCACTTGATATATTGTGGACTAATATACAAATGCAATTCGCATCTATCATTCGAGCGCAACAGATTATGTTTGTTGAAAATAAAGAAGATACAACAAGGGAATTAAAGAAATTAAAAGTAGAAAATGTGATTGATTCAGAAGGGAACGAGATTCAAGTTCCGATTGAAAAAGAATATGAATTACAGTTCGCTTGGGATAAACAAGCAACGTTCATGAATTCATTATCACGTTCTATGGCTGAACTAAGAAATATGTTAAAGCAATATGTTGAGTTATCTACTCATGATGATGACAGGTTGCTTGAAATTAAACGTATGCAGGCACAGATTGATAAGACTAATGCTGAAATCGAACAAATAAATAAAGAAAACACAACAGACGCTCCACCAGAAATAACAATAGTAGATGCTTGGACTGATGACGATGAGTAATAAACATGTTATCAATATCCAGAAGGAAGTTAATCCAGCGTTTAAATCGGTGTGGACGAGTAATAAGCCTTATAACATATTGAAAGGCGGTAGAAACTCGTTTAAGTCGTCTGTTATTGCGTTGAAATTAGTTTATATGATGTTGCAATATATCCGTAAAGGCGAAAAAGCTAACGTTGTAGTATTGCGTAAAGTCGCTAGTACGATACGTGATAGTGTTTATAACAAAATACAGTGGGCAATTGGTAAATTTGGTTTTACTGTTGTTGCAGGTAACGAAAGTGGCGACTTTAAAGCGACAGTAGCACCGTTTAAGATTACGCACAACGCTACTGGTTCTACATTCTATTTCTATGGACTAGATCAGTTTGAGAAGCTCAAATCTAATGACATTAACGACATTATAGCTGTATGGTATGAAGAAAGTGCTGAATTTGAGAATCAAGAGGAATTTGACCAAACAAACGTAACGTTTATGCGACAAGTTCATGAATTAGCACCGTTCGTACAGTTTTTTTGGTCGTACAACCCACCGCGTAACCCGTATAGCTGGATAAATGAGTGGTCAGATTCAATGATTGGTGAAGATGACTATTTAGTGCATCATTCTAGTTATCAAGATGACGAACTGGGTTTCGTTACTGAACAGATGCTTGCGGACATAGAGCGTATTAAACGTAATGATTATGATTATTACCGTTACTTGTACTTGGGTGAACCTGTGGGCTTGGGAACAAACGTGTATAATATGTCATTGTTTAAACCGATTGATGAATTATTTGACGATGATCCATTGATTTTAATCGATACTGCAACGGATACTGGTCACCAAGTGAGCGCAACTACTCATCTTGCTTTCGGACTGACTGCAAAACGAAAGGTTATTTTGCTAGATACGTATTACTATAGTCCACAAGGTAAAGTTAACAAGAAAGCGCCAAGTGAATTATCGGAAGGCTTTTTCGATTTCTATACAAAAACACGAGAAACATTCAAAAAGCCATATGATGTTCATACCATCGATTCAGCAGAAGGAGCGTTACGAAATCAAATATTTAAAGATTATGGATTGAGACTACATCCAATTGCAAAGAAAAAGAAAATAGAAATGATTGATAACGTGCATAGCTTATTGGCTGATGGACGTTTTTATTATTTGGATACACCTAATAATAAGGTTTTCATCGAAGAACATAAGAAATACCAGTGGGATGAAAAAACACTAGATTCAGACAATCCACGTGTGATTGAAGTTGATGATCATACTTGCGACGCTTTTATTTATTACGTAAACGACAATTTACGCAAATTAGGGCTTAAATTTTAGGTGGTGAAAAAATGTTTAAACGAGCAATCAACGCTGTTAGGAGGTGGCTATACAATTTGGGTATTTTGAAAGGCATGCAGTCATTAGAAAATCACAAAGACATTCCGATCAATGAGGAAATGTATCAGTATATCGACATGTGGAAGCAGCTTTATCGTGGTTATCACGAAGATTGGCACAAACTCACATATAAAACTATTGAAGGCACAAAAGAGCGAAAAATGGACACATTGAACATGGCCAAAGTTAGCTCCAATGAAATGGCAAGTCTGGTTTACAACGAAAAATGTGAGATTAGCATAGGTGATGATAAAAATGCAACTGCTGAATTCATTAATAACGTTTTTAAGGATAACAAATTCAACAAGAAGTTCCAGGACTACTTAGAATATTCATTTGCTATGGGTGGCGTGGTAATCAAACCTTATGTTGAAAACGACAAGATTAAGTTATCGTTTGTTACTGCTGACTGTTTCGTGCCAATTTCCTGGAGCAATGAAACGATTCGAGAAGGAGTATTTATTAATCAGATACAAAGACGAGACAAGACATACACACATCTTGAGTGGCATGAATGGATAAACGGTGTGTATACAGTCACCAATGAATTGTACGAATCACGAAATGGTACAGACCTAGGTGTTCCAGTCCCTTTAAACACATTGAAAGAGTACGAAAATCTAGAACCGATTGTTGGAATGACAGCGATTGAGAAACCGTTGTTTGTTTACTTCAAGCCGAATACAGCGAATAACATTGATACTCAAAGTCCGTTAGGTATATCACTGTTTGCCAATGCATTAGATACTATGAAAGCCATAGATGTGGCGTTTGATTCATTTAACCGTGAATTTAGACTAGGTAAAAAGAGAATAATCGTGCCTGAACACATGGTAAAAGCGGTAGTTGATCCGATTGACGGACGAATGCACAGATATTTCGATACATCAGACGAAACATACGAAGCACTTCCTGGTGAAATGGACGATTTTAAAGTACATGATATTTCCGTTGAATTAAGGGTTGATGAACATATTGCTGCAATCAATGCCATGCTTAACTTATTTGCAATGCAGACAGGATTTTCATCAGGTACATTTACATTTGATGGACAAAGCATGAAAACAGCAACAGAGGTTATTTCCGAGCAGTCTAAAACATTTAAATCAAAGCAAAGTCATGAAGTTATAATCGAAGAAGGATTGAAAGAGCTTATTGGCGCTATTCTTTCACTAGCGAAACAGTATTCGCTTTTCAACGCCAAAGATGATTACGAAGTGTCGATAGCGTTTGATGATTCGATTGCGGAAGATAAGGCGGCTGAAATTGATAAGCAATCACAAATGGTGTTAAATGGGTTGCAGTCGAAAAAACGAGCCATTATGAAGATTCAGGGTGTTACAGAAGATGAAGCACTTGAAATATTGCAGGAAATTGCTGAAGAAAGCAATGGTTTTAAAGAATTCAAACGTGATGAACAATTGAGTTCTATTTTGTTAGGTGAAGGGGAGTAAATAAATGAATAACGTTGATGGTTTTGTTATCAAGTTGAAATCTAGTGATTATAGCGAATTGATTGATGGTGTGAAAAGCTTTGTTATAGAAAACGGTTTTATAGTCTTTTATGACGAAGAAGGCAAGATAAAAAAGATGTTTAACAAAGATGATGTATTATCAGTCGAGTTAGAAGGTGATTGAGTGAAATGTAAACACGATTACGCAGTAATTGAAGATAACATTCATGTTGATGAAATAAGGTATGGTAACGGTGAAATAAGTGTTGAAATAAGCGGGTACGTCATATTCCATTGTAGGAAATGCTTAGATATACAGAAAAAGGTGTTGTAAATGAACCCTAAACGTCCAAAAATTACACCCAGCCAATTGAATCTATTTACTGAACCAGTTATAGAGATATACAGATCGCTAGAAGAGGAAATATTCCTTATGGTAGCTAAACGATTAAAAACGAGTGAGGACATCACAAAAGATACTGTTTTTCAATGGCAAATAGAAAAGATGAATCAATTAAGAATGATTAACGAAGAAACAGTTAAACTACTTGCTAAACGTACAGGAAAGACTGAACGAGAGATTCGTAAAGCAATCAAACATACAGGCATTGTTACGATTGAAAGTGTAGACCATGAATTAAAAGACATATATGATCCGTTGCCAATGCCATCACATATTGATAGAGTACTTGAATCGTTCGTCAGACAAGCATATCGAGAATATAACAATTTCGTGAATCAGTCGCTTATAACGACAACATATGGTCATGGAACTGTTGCAGATATGTATAGACGCATCATTGAAACAACGACAGGTAAAGTTCTAGCAGGTACAAAAACAGTTAATCAAGCAGTGACTGAAACGATTGTAGAGTGGGGAAACAAAGGTCTTAGAACTGGTTTCATTGATAGAGGCGGTAACGTGTGGACATTAGAACGATATGCTGAATCTGTTATACGAACAACAACAAATAACGTTTACAACGATTTAAGGACAGAACGAATGCAGGAATATGGCTTGGATTTAGTACTTGTCAGTAGCCTTCCTGATCCTAGAGAAGCATGCAGCCATATTCAAGGTAGGGTGGCAACTCTTAAAAGACCAGAAGAAAATGACACGAAATATCCATCTGTTTACGAATTTGGTTATGGCGAACCATGGGGCCTAAGAGGGGTTAATTGCCGTCATATGTTTTTTCCTTTTATCGATGGAATCAACGAAAACAATCAGATTCAGTATTCAGAAGAAGAAATGACAAAAAATAGAGAGTTAAGACAAAAACAACGTTATTATGAACGCCAAATACGAAAAGCTAAGCGTTCATTAAATATAGCTAAAGTAACAGGTGATGAAGTGTCTATTTTGCGTTACAAAAAGCTAGTTAGGGATAGACAGGCAAGAATGAGGAAATTTATTTCAGATACTGGTAGGACAAGAGAATATTCAAGAGAACAAGTCGTCTAAGAGCGACTTTTTATTTTGTCCGTTTACATGTAGTGGACGTTAAATAAAACATGAGGAAATTACCCAATAGGGAGGAGTTTATATGTTGGAAAATAGATTTTTACCACTGAATTTACAGTTTTTCGCTGAACAGGGCGAAGATGAAGGTGACCAGACATCTGAACAATCTGGAGGTAATGAAGAACAATCGGGTACTGATTCCCAACAACAATCAGAGGAAAAGACATTTAGACAAGAGGATGTCAATAACATTGTTGCTCGTGAAGCTAAGAAGGCACAAGAAAAACTATTGAAGCAGTTAGGAATTGAAGATTTTGAGAATGCAAAAGAGGGTTTTCAGAAATTCAAAGAATGGCAAGATCAACAGAAAACAGAACAAGAAAAGCAAGCTGAACAGTTAGAACAACTCCAAGATAATCTTAATCAAACAACCACAGAAAACGAAACATTAAAAGCACAATTAAGTGCATTAAAACAAGGGGTTATAGCTGACTCAGTAGAAGATGTTGTAGCACTTGCTAAAAATTATGTTTCTGATGATGTGGATATGGAAGCAGCTATTAAGCAAGTAATTGAAAAATACCCTCATTTTGCACAGAAACAAGAAGAACAAGATGAACCTAAACCACAATTTACAACTGGACAGCATCAATCAGATGGAAATGTGATAACAGATCCGTTCAAACAAAAATTAGCAAAATATAAGTAAAGGGGTAATTTTAAATGTCTAAAAAAACACAGCTATTAAGATTAGATATTCAGTTTTTCGCAGGCACAGCAAACAACAATCAAGCAGCACGTAGCTATCAAAAACAATTTAAGGAGTTATTACAAGCGGTATTTCGTACACAGGCTTATTTCCGTGACTTTTTCGGTGGTGAAATCGAAGCATTAGACGGTGTACAGCATAATGAAACAGCTTTCTATGTCAAAACTTCTGACATCCCTGTTGTCGTAGGAACTGAATATAACAAGGATGCAAATGTGGCATTTGGCACAGGAACAGGTAATTCCACACGATTTGGTCCACGTACTGAAATTATCTACAAAGATACACCAGTTCCGTACACTTGGGAGTGGGTTATTCATGAAGGTATTGACCGCCACACAGTAAATAATGATTTCAACGCAACTATCGCTGATCGTTTGGATTTACAAGCACAAGCAAAAATCAAGCAATTCAATGATGCGCACAGCAAGTTCATTTCTAGCGTTGCTACAAAAACAGAAACACTATCTGATTATAGCGCTGATGCAGTGTTGAAATTATTCAACGAGTTGTCTAAGTACTACATCAACATTGAAGCTGTAGGAACTAAAGTCGCAAACGTAAACGCAGATTTATACAATGCTATTGTTGACCATCCATTAATGACAACTGGCAAAAACTCAACAGCAAACATCGACAATAACCAAGTCATTAAGTTTAAAGATTTTATTATCACAGAAATTCCAGACTCTTTATTGCAAGAGGGAGAAGTTGCTTACACATACATCGCAGGAATCGGTAAAGCGTTCACAGGAATTAATACAGCGCGTACCATCGAATCAGAGGACTTTGACGGTGTAGCACTTCAAGGAGCGGGTAAAGCAGGCGAATTTATCCTTGATGATAACAAAGCGGCAGTGGCTAAAGTAACGTTTTCTGGTGGTAGTGGCGGAGGTGTAGAAGGGTAATGACATCTTTCCAAGCGCAAGTCATACAGAATATTCCAGCTAACCGACTAGTGGCATTAGCCGGAATAGGTTCTGTAGAGAATCGTGAGTATGACAAAATTTATCTAAAAAAATCTGAATTAGGCTGGATACCCGATTTTGTGACAAGTGTTGACTTGGAAGAAGGACAAGAGGTAGAAGTTGTAATTAAAAACAATCCTATTTGGAACGTAGAAGCGGCGCAACGCCTTCCAGCAGGTACGTTAGTCATGTGTGACGAAGAAGGACGTGTCAAGTCGTATAATCCGTCGCAAGGAAATCATGTCGGCTATACGACACACGAAGTTGAAGCTGGCGAAGTTGTTTCTATCGTCCGTAAATACGGGAACATGCCACAAAATCAAGCGGAAATTATGTCTTTCGTAACGCAATCAAAAGAAAGTTACAGCGACTTAACGGTTAACGAGTTAAAACAGAAGCTTGACGAAAAAGGAGTCGAGTACAAGAAAAATGCAACGAAAAAGGAACTGATTGAACTGTTAGAAGGTGATTAAATGCCTTATTTAACCTACAACGAATATACAGAACTAGGCTTTGAAGAAATGGAGCAATCCGAGTTTGAAAAACTACTAAAAAGGGCGAGTGGTGTTTTAGATAGCATCACTCGCTATTTTTATAGGCACAATGACTTGGAATCAGATGTTGAATTTAGAAAAGAACAATTCAAAAAAGCACTTGCTGCACAAATTTCCTATTTTTATGACATGGGCGGTACATCATCACATGAATTAAACGAGCCTGAAACAGTCACGATTGGCAGAACTACCGTTTCGAGTGGTGGTCGTTCTAATTCAAATGTAGAAGATAATAAAAACAAATTGGTAAGTGAAGATGTTTATATGTATTTAAGTGGTACAGGCCTTTTATATCGTGGAATTGGAGTGGTTTAAATGCGTATTGGACCATTACCAAAGCGTTGGCTTATTCATTCAATCGAATACGAGGAATATTTAGGTAAAGACGATTGGGACAATGATAAATACGCTGAACCAATTACGATTAAATACGTGAGATTTGACGATACGACTGTATTTAGTCGTGATAGTACACAAAATAAGATTCTAGCTGAAGCCATTGTTTTTGTAGATGCTAGGCATAGTAAACCATTGCCAACATTCAAAGAACGCTCAAAAATCACTTTCAATGGTCGAGCTTACACGCTCAAGAAAATAGTAGATTGCTATTATCCTCATAAAAACGAGATTAGACACTACGAATTGGAAGTGATCTAATGCAAATTAAAGTAACTAAAGATTTATCGAGAATACCAAGGCGAGTTAATACCATGACCAAATTAGGACAATATGCTTTAATCAATCAAGTACATTCAGACATGAATAATTATGTACCGTTTTTACGTGGGGATTTACGGAACCAATCTACCCAATCACTTGATTCGAAGTCTGTAATTTACAACGTGCCATATGCTCGGGTTCAGTTCTTTACACAGTTCAAAAACTATACCACACCAGGCACTGGTCCACGATGGGATTTAAAAGCTAAAGCTATCCATGGCAAGTCGTGGGAACGAGTCACTAAACGAGCGATGAAATGAGTGATGTTATGAAGTTAGATTTATTAGAGCAGTTAAATAAAAAGATTAATAGTCTTGACCTTTATGCACGATCTAGAATTGGTTTGTTAGGAACTGATGAAAGTATTTCAATTATGGCAATGCCTGGTGGTGTTGAAACAGTATACTTTGATGGAACAAGAGATAAGGAGTATCAGATACAGGTAAATGCCAAAAGCAAACGAAATGATTACTGCTTTGATGCATTAACGACAATATATCAGTCGTTAGAAAACCTAGATGATTTGCCATCTGAAAATGGTAGTTATGAATTTAATAAAATTGAGACAAAGTCGCTCCCCAATCTTGTAGGACAGGATGAGGACGGCTTTTTTATTTGGGCTTTAAACATTAGTTGTAAAATTACTATCTATCAAGGAGTTGAATTAATTGGCTAGATATAAAAACGCTCTTACAAAGTATTATGTTGGAGACCTGGAAGAGAAAGAAGCTAATTTAAGGTTAGCTAAATGGATCCAAGCGGTTGAAGACGATACAGATGAAGAAGTCGAAGAAGAAGCTTATTATGATGGCGATGGAACACCCGAAGAAGATGTTATCAGTGTTAAGAAAAAGTACTCGTTTGAGGGGTTTTATGATAATGATGATCCAGCACACCGTTTTATAGCTGATTTAGAATTTGAAGTGGGAGAAGATCGTAAAATTTGGTTTAAACAAGAAAGAACAAGCGGTGAAATTTTGGAAGGTCCTGCAACTGTTACCGAACCGAAAGTAACAGGTGGAGAAGCATCTGAATATCAACATTTTAGCTTTGCTATTGCCTGGGACAGAAAACCAGATATTTCAAAGAGTGATGATGATGCAGGCGGTGGAGTGGAGGGCTAAACACAGCCCTCTTTTAATTTAAAAGGAGTGATTTAATTGGCTATTAAGATTCAAACGCAAACACATGTAATTCCGATTGAAATCGGCGATGTCAAACTAGAGTTTGATATGAGTGATGAAAATATTAAGAGATTGTTCGATTCAGAGAACGAAATAATGAAGAAAATTAGTGAAGTTGATAGTAATGATTTTGATGCACAGAAAAAAGCTATAAAAGAAATTATTGATGCAACGTTAGGTGATGGATCATTTGATAAGTTGTATAATTTATCACCATCTGTTTTTATTGTAGTCGAATATTTCATGCAAATTGCGCAGGGATTGAAAGAAGAAATAAATAAACGTTTAGGGAACGATAATCTAAGTAAAGCACAGAAATACTTAGAAGCAAAAGAGAAGATTAATAAACAAAAGAGTAAACAGAACAGCAAGAAGTGACTGCTATGAACTTAGCGTACCCAATTGAAGATATTGCTGAAATCGATGGAGTTACGTATGAATTAGACATGTCTTATGACAACATATTGCGCTTGTTCGATTTGTTAAAAGATAATTCATTAAGCGATGCATCTAAAGTCAATACAGGTCTAATAATGCTAATAAACGATGATTTAGAACAATACGAAATTGAAGTAAAAGCTAAGATATTCGTTGAGCTTTTCAAAAATGCAGTAGGTAATGATGAATCAGAACGTAATAATGTTGATTTGGAAGGAAATCCAATGCCTGATATACCTAACGATGATAAAAGGGCGTATGACTTAGTTCAGGACGCCGAATACATTTATGCGTCGTTTATGTCTGACTATGGAATCGATTTGTTTGAAGTGCAAGGGAAACTACATTGGTATAAGTTTAAAGCGTTGCTAAACGGTTTAACCGACAAGTCTAAATTCATGCGAGTCGTTGAAATACGTCAAGCTGAATTGCCGAAAGGGAAAGGCATGCAAAAAGAGCGAGAACGGATTAGAAAGCTGAAAGAACACTATGCGTTAAAAGAAGATGATAGTAATGCAACTTAAGGAAGTGCGTTGTAAAAAATGTGCAAAATTACTGGCTAAATTAAAAGGTAAAGCTGAAATCAAGTGTACAAGATGTAACACTTTAAACAAATTCGAACAATAAGAGGGCCACGAGCCCCTATACTCAACAAATTTTAATTTTAAAGTATGGGGGTGAAGTATGTGGCTGATGGAAAAGTAGTAATTGATGTCATATTAGACGACAAACAAGTTAGCGGTGGTATTAAAAAAGTCGAAGGACGTTTAAATGGCATTAGTGGCGCTGCTAAAAGAGGTATAGCTACAGTAGGTAAGTTAGCTGGAGCTTTGGGGCTTGTTGGACTTGCCTATAAAGGTATTGATATGGTAAAACGGTCTCTTGATGGTGCTATTGACCGTTATGATACGTTAAATAACTTCCCTCGTGTAATGGCTCAAATTGGATTTGATGCCGATACTTCTCAAAAGGCGATAAACAAGTTAAGTGATGGCATTCAGGGTTTACCGACACGTTTAGATGAGGTTGCAAGCACAGCGCAATCCATTGCTATTATGACTGGTGATTTAGATGGTGCTGTTGATACAACATTAGCACTAAACAACGCATTTTTAGCAAGTGGCGCTAGTACAGAAGATGCAAAACGTGGTCTTGATCAGTATGTTCAAATGCTATCAAAAGGCGAAGTAGACTTACAGAGCTGGCGTACATTGCAAGAAACAATGCCTTTCGCACTAAGAAAAACTGCTGAAGCATTTGGTTTCACAGGAAAATCAGCTACTAACGATTTTTATGAAGCACTTAAAAGTGGCGAAATCACTATGTCTGAATTTAACGATAAACTCATTGAGTTAGATCAGGCGCAAGGTGGATTTGCTGAAACAGCAAAAACATCAAGTGCAGGAATAAAGACAGCCTGGACCAATATGAAAACATGGGTGGTCATGGGTGTAACTGATATTATTGCAGCACTTGATGAAGCTCTTGGCGGTGTCGGATCCATTGAAGGAGCAATTAATTCATTAAAACCTGTTGTTCAGGGTTTTTTTAGATTGGTTGCTGACGGTATAATTTTTGTAGGTGGATTTATTAGTGGGCTTATCGGTAAATTTCAAGAGTTAACAGGATCTACAGATGGCGTAACAACATCAGTAATGAACATCATATCAACATTGACTGATTTTTTTGCACCTGCTTTCGAAGCGGTGTTTTCCTTTGCATCGTCAATTTGGGCTCAATTCGTTGAATTCTTTCAGACTCACGGTGAAATGATAGGTCAAACAGTGCATAACGTTATGACGTTTATATGGGAAATTATGCAATTTATATGGCCCGCAATCGAGTTTCTAGTTATTGACACGTGGGAGTCAATAAAAGGAGTTATACAAGGCGCACTTGACGTTATTTTAGGCATTATACAGTTTTTTAGCGCTTTATTTACTGGAAATTGGACTGAAATGTGGGAAGCTACAAAGAAGATTTTTAAAGGCGCTTTGCAAGTTGTCTGGAATCTAATTAATTTGTGGTTTATCGGAAAAATTCTAAAAGCGGGTAAGGTGTTTGCGCAAGGATTTAAACAGGTTTTTGTAAGTTTGTGGAATGCCATTAAGTCGCTATTTTCTGCATCTGTGAATGCTGTGAGAAGCGTTGTTACAGCTGGATTTAACGCTATTAGAAGTGTTATTACTGGCATAATGAATGCTATTAAATCAGTCATATCGAGTATTTTGAATGCTATAAAAAGTGTTTTTACTGGATCTGTTAGCAGTTTAAAATCCATTGTATCTAACGGATTCCGTGCAATGGTTAACGCGATAAAGTCATTGATGTCAAAAGCGTTAAGCGCTGTAAAGAGTATATTCACTAATATGCTCGATATCGGTAAAAATGCAGGAAAGATGTTTATCGGCATTGGAAAAGATTTAATAAACGGACTTATTAACGGTATTAAAAACATGGCAGGCGCCGCGATTGACGCTATCACTGGCGTCGTTGGTAGTGTTGTTGACAAGGCTAAGTCTCTGCTCAAAATCAAATCTCCATCACGGTTGTTTATGGAGTTTGGTGGTTTTATAAGTGAGGGTATGGCCATTGGTATTGATGAGGATGCAAAACAAGCTGTTAAGTCTATTAGTGATTTAACCAGCGATTTAGAAAAAGAAGCGGAATCAGACTTAAAATTAAATCTTTTGAGTGATCTAAAAGGCTTTACCGCAAATGCAGCACTAGGCAAAATGGCTCCAGTAACACAATCGGTACAGCAAGAAATCATTTCTAAACAATCAAATGCAAGCAAATATGATGATTCAAAAGTTGTTAGATTGCTTCAAATAATCGCTGAAAAGGATCCAGATTTATATTTGGGATTAGAAAAAGTCGGTTCTCTTATGGACAAGGAACAAGCAAAACGTATTAATTTACAAGGAAGGAGGGTTGCACTTGAATAATCATTTTGGAATCACATTCAATGGAAAGCATAGTTACCGCGATTTCGGTCTAAGAGTATTAGAAAAACACATCGGCAACCCTTCTAAAATAAAACGAAAAGAACGTGTACCTTTTTCTAACAAAATATATGATTTTAGTAGTGTTTATGGTGGCCAAGAATACGAGGAAAGACATTTAACATACGTCTTTAATTTAAGGGATTACGACAAGGTAAATCTAGCAATTAAAAAGATTGAAATACTTAATTGGTTGATGCAACCTAATGAAAAAGTGCAGTTGCTTGATGACTATATACCTGGTTATTACTTTTTAGCAGAAGTTGAAGAAGCTCCCGATTTTGACGAGTTGCGATTTCGGGGTGTATTTACCGTGAACTTTACCGCGTATCCATTTAAAATCGGCGAATACGAAGAAGGAAACGATTTATGGGACCCATTCAATTTCTTGCTAGACGTTGCTCAAATAACAGATTTTGAAGTAGCAGGAACCAAAACAGTCACTTTATACAATCCTGGAGCAAGTGTTGTTAAACCTAAAATGAAAGCATCATCACCAATGGAAATAATCAAAGATGGCATCACTTACAATATTCCAGTAGGTGAATCACAATCACATGATTTTATATTGCATCAGGGTGAAAACAAAATGACCATTAAAGGCATTGGAAAAATATCTTTTTATTTTCGTAAGGAGCTGATCTAATGTACAAGGTCACTCTAGTAAACGATGGAAAAGAAACAGTTATTCATAGTCCGTATTTTAATGAACTTAAATTAGTGGCTGGAACAATAAAACACGGAATCAATGTTGCTAGTAGCTTTACGTTTACAATATTGCCTGATAATCCAGGATATAACTTGATACGTCCATTAAAAACTCTAATTCAAGTGTTTAATAACAAGACACAGAAAATGGAGTTTGACGGGCGTATTTTAATGCCAACTGAATCAATGTCTGACAGTGGATCATTTGCGAAATCATTTGTTTGTGAGTCTGAATTAGGCTATCTAAACGACAGCGCACAGCGTCATGGTGAGTATCACGATATTACCGTTAAAGACTTTCTGCAAGTCATTATTGATAACCATAATCGAGATGTAGCAGATGATGAGATAGACAAGACGTTTAAAGTTGGCATAGTTGATGTTGATAGTTCGACAGGTACGCTTTATCGTTATTTAGGCTACGAAAGTACATTTGACACGATAAAAGATAAGTTAATCGACAGACTGGGCGGAGAATTACGCGTTCGTAAAATTAACGGTGTGCGCTATCTTGATTATTTGAAGTCTATTGGTGAGCGTAAATCAACTGAAATTAGACTTGCCAAGAATTTGAAGTCAATCACCAAAGAAGTTGACCCAACGGAAATAATTACACGTCTGATTCCGTTAGGTGAAGCGTTAGACTCTGAAGACGAAGAAGCAACAGACGCAAGTCAAAGACGTTTAACAATAGAAGAAGTTAATGATGGCAAGGACTATATTGATGATCCTGAGGCTATGTCTGTTTTCGGTGTTATTGCAAAAAGCGTCGTTTGGGATGACATAACCGTTCCATCGATACTAAAAACACGTGGCGAACAGTACATCAAAAATAACAATCGCGTAAAGGTGCAATACGAAATCACTGCTTTAGATTTACACATTTTAGGCATTGATCCAGACGCTTATGAATTAGGAAACTGGCATCCAGTTATAAATCCAGTAATGAACATTAATGAGAATTTACGCATTGTAGGTAAGTCAATTGACATTATCGAACCAGAAAACAATGACTTGAATATTGGGGATCAGTTTAAGAAGGCATCTGAATATCAACTCGATGCAAAAAAGGCCGAAAACAAAATAGTTAACTTAGAAAGCACAGTCACACGCCAGAACAAACGAGTTGTCGAATTGTCAAAAGCATCACAACAAGCACAGCAAGAAATTGAGCGACTGCAACAGGTTATTGATAATGCAGACATTGAAAATTTGGACCAGGTATTGCAACAGATTAATAATCAATTAGGTGGTCTTTATAACAACATTGGTGACATTGGCCGAGAAATAACGAATCTGCAAGAATCTGTTTCCGCGTTAAACGATTTTAGAACAGCACAAGAGCAAATTAATTTTAATCAAAACACATTTAATCAGAATCAATTGAACATCAATGCTGATGTCGAAGCTAGATTACAAGCGTTGGAAAATACAGAAGGAGTTGATCCGATTGGCTAAAATACAACATTTATTAAATAAAATTAGAACAGCGATTTACGGAAAGGAAGTGCGTGGTTCTTTAGCAGATGGTCTTGAAGCTATTAATAAGGAGACAGAAGATGCTACAGAAGTAGCTGTAAACGTTGAACAAAGACAAGATGCAGTTGAACAGCAATTTGATGATGTGCTAAACGAGTGGACAAGTGATAAGCCTATTTCAAATGAGGAAACGATTGCCGCTAGGACAAACAGAAATACAGGAGAAAATCATCAAACTTTAGGTCAAAGATTAGACGCGGAAAATAAAAAAGTTTCTGCGCAGTTGGCGGATAATAAGCAATTAATAAACAAAAACAGAAATGACATTGGTGATTTAGGTACTTTTGTCGAGGGCGAACTTAGTAACCTTAAAGAGTATACAGATTTAGAACTTGACAAAAGAGCGACCAAGACTCAAGTTAGCGAGGAATTGAACAAAAAGGCTGACGAAAAATACGTCAACGTAGAAGTAGAAAAGGTTAGGAAAGAAATTGCCGATATAGTCACTACTCCAGCAGATGGAGTAAACCAACAAGAGATAATAAATGCTCGCGAAGGAAAAAAAAGCTTAGGTGCAAACATGAGAGAGATAAGAAAGCGAACAAACGCAAGTTTGCAAAACGTGATGAAGAACGGAGATTTTAAAGAAGATAACTTAAATAATTTCGGTGTTTTTTATGGAAATATGCGATTATCGAAGTTCGAAGATGATGTTGACGACTATCATTCTGTTGTTTTGACATCGAACGGTAGTAGTGATTATTTTGGAGCTTCGATATATCAGACATTACAATCACAAATACCTCAATTAGATAAATGGTACGTTAAAGCGAGGATGAGAGCAGTTGAAGATGTGCATGATTTGACGATAGGAGTTAGAGGCATCAAAGGCATAAAACATCCCGTTTCAGAAAATGCAGGAAGTGTTAAAAAAGGAGTTTGGTATGATGTTTCTTATTTATTCGATCCCGAAAAAGAACATAATTTAACAGGAGAGTTTAGAGTTTTCGCTTGCGGAATATACCCTTCAGGGCAAAACACGAGTGGGAAAAGAGTGGAAGTTGACAACATTTTAGCTATAAACTTAACTAAGTTTTTTGGGTACGGAAATGAACCAACGAAAGATCAGATGGATAAACTCTTAGAAAACTACCCTTATCGATATTTTGACGAGGAGTCAGATGCGGGTAACCTAAGCAGTGCTAACTTAAAAGAAATGATCAGCCATAAAAGGGAGATAGAAAGAATGAGTAACGAACTAGAAATCATAAATAATTCATCCTTAAAAAATGGAATTGACAACGGAAATTTTGAAAATGAAAATGGTGGAAAATGGCGAACTGAAAGCGGAACGACATGGGAAATTAGCAACAACACTATGAAGATCATCGGGTTAGGAACAAGTACCATACCTAGAATTAGCCAAGAAACACCTTTTGTTTTTAGACCAGGTAAGATAGTGTATATTAGATTTTTAGGTAGAGTAACGAGTCAAAGTTGCGAAAGGTTGGGTATAGCAACATACAGTGATGTTGCAGGAAACACAATACAGTATGCGTTTTTTAATGATTTTAAAGTCAATGAACAAAAGGTGTTTAGCGCTACCGTGACAATGCCTGAAGAAGGAAAGGGGAATATCAGAGTACAGGTTAGAGCGCAATATCCTGACGCTACATCTAGCGATGGTAATTCTGTTGAAGTACAAAAAGTACTCGCGATTGACTTGACTGAAACTTTTGGAGCAGGAAGCGAGCCAACAAAAGAACAAATGGATGAAATTATCAACAACTTACCTAATCAGTGGTTTGACGATAGAGCGAAGGTTGCTGACGTGCAGAAATCATTTATGTCTTATGTTTTTAATAAAAAGGACAAAGGAGGTGCTGGCTTAAAGCGTCCTTTAATAGCTATAACTTTTGACGATGGCTTTAGAAGTGATATAGATTTAGTTTATCCTGAATTCAAACAGCGTGGAATTACTGGAACATCGTATATTTGGACTGACAGAACAGATAATTACGCGGGAGCAATGAATCCCGATGACTTAATTAAGTTAAAGTTAAACGGGTGGGGTATTGAGTGTCATACTAGAGACCATCTACGCTTAGCAGAATTATCAGACCAAGAAATACATGAACAATTTCAGGCTGTAAATCAAGATTTCGAGCGCTATGGCTTGCCTTTACCTCAACATCACGCACTGCCTTTTGGTAGTGGTGGAAACGTAAAAAGGGTACAAGACATTGTTATGCAATATCGCAAGAGTTGCAGAAACATCCATTCTAATTCAAGCGGAATTTACAATGATTGGGATACAATTGATTTTAGCGCTTTAAATGCTCGCTCTGCGGACATTACTGATGCTAATCCTCATGTAGTAGACTTAAGAAAATCAGACATTGATTTAACTATTGAAAAAAATGGAATACTAATATTAATAGTCCACAAAGTTTCACTAGAAACGAACGGACAATATGAAGCAAAACTGGAACATTTATTGTCAGTTGTCGATTACGCGATTGAAAAAGGCATGAAGTTTGTTACATTAGATGAGATGTACGAAAGGGTAAAAGAGTATCAAAATGTTGTAAATTAAATGGAATTACTCCTTACTTTATATTAAAATATGATGTATAGTAATATAATCAAGGGGTGCAACATGAAAAAACAATATATTTTTTTAGTATCACTTTTTTCTTTGACAGTTTTAGTTTTCTTAATAGGATATAGTAACTTTGGTAAACTATCAGAAGAGCAAATCGAGAGTGCAAAAAAATATAATGAAGCAAAAGAGAAACAAAGAAAATTAGAAGAAAAAGAAAAGAAAAAAATTGAAAGTCTTAAATACCCTTTATTAGTTTTTACTTTTGATGACGGTACGAGCACAGATTACAATATAGTTTATCCTATGTTTAAAGATAAGGGGATTAAAGGGACATCTTTTGTTGTCGGTGATTGGGTTAATAAAGAAGGATTTATGAATGTTGATCAGATTAAGGAAATGTTAGATGGAGGATGGGATATTCAAGGGCATACATTCGAACACAAACGATTAAAAGAGCTGCAAAGCGAAGAAGTGGTGGAGCAGGTAATAAAAAACAACCAAAAATTCAAAGATTTAGGCTTGCCCGAACCAAAACACCTTGCATTGCCTTATGGTCAAATTAATGAAAAAGACAGAGATTTAGTAGCGGAACATAGAAAAACAATCAGGAATGTAAGTTCTACATCGCACGGAAAAACAAATGAATGGGATAGTATTGATTTTTCAAGCTTAAATGCAGTTAATATTGACACTACCGACCTTAAAGGAATAAAAGAGGACATCGACTTTGCAATTGAGACTAATTCCATTATTATCTTATTCGGTCACGAGATTGGGGAGGGTGAATATCAAACACCCTTGCAAACACTGGAAGAAATTACAGATTATATCGTTAAAAAAGACATAGAGACAGCGACTATTAGCGAAATGTATGATAGAGTGATAGAGTTTCAAGAAAAAATAAAACAGTTGGAACATACTGCGCAATAACTAAAAATATGAAAGAGTCCTTTAAGGGCTCTTTTTTCATGCTCATTTTTAATAAAGGAGTTGATTAATATTGGAATTCGCATTACTAGGTGCAGTTAGCACTGTATTCGGTATGGTAATCACTTATTTCACGTTCATGAGAGGACGTGACAAGAGTATAAAAAACGAAGCAGAGGATGGGGCAGTGATCAAAACGAAACTAGATTCCATCGGTAAAGGTGTTGACGATATTCGCATCGATCTAAAAGCAAATGAAAAACAAATGAGTCGCATGAATGAACAGCTTATTCGTGTAGATGAAAGTACGAAGTCAGCACACAAACGTATCGATAAATTGGAGGGGGTGAGAAAGCATGGTTGAAATCCTAGCAATGGCCACCGCTATAGCAGCAGTCACAAGCGGTGTTGTCCAAGCAATCAAAATGACGGAGTTAGTCGACAAACGATATATGCCTTTGATGGCGATTATTGTCGGTATGTTACTAGGCTTACTAGCAACTTTTATGGATATTAATTTAACTAGTCGATTATGGGCGGGCGGTATTAGTGGATTAGCATCTGTAGGACTTTTTGAGTTAGGTAAAAACACAGTAGATAAAGAGTAATCACTTAGGTGGTTGCTCTTTTTTATATTACAAAAAGGAGTAGATAAAATGACAAAAATCTATATTGATGCAGGACACGGCGGTTCCGATCCAGGGGCAGTTGGGAATGGTTTACGTGAAAAAGACTTAACATTAATGATTGCTAAACACACTCAAGATTATTTAAAGGGATATAATTGCAGTGTTAAAATGTCACGAACAAATGATAAAACTTTATCATTAGCACAACGTACTAATGACGCTAATAAATGGGGCGCTGACTTCTTTTTAAGTGTTCATATTAATGCTGGTGGCGGAACTGGATACGAGGACTTTATTTATAATGGGGTAAGTAATACGTCTAAATCAGCCAAATTGAGAAATACAATTCATAGTGAAATCAGTAAGGTGTTGACAAAATACAGTATTACCAACCGTGGGAAAAAGAAAGCCAACTTCCATGTCCTTAGGGAAACGAAGATGCCGGCTGTACTTACTGAGAACCTATTTATCGACAGGCGTGAAGATGCTAATTTACTAAAAGATGATAAGTTTCTAAAGGATATCGGCCAAGCACATGCTAAAGGTATTGTTAAAGCTTTTAAATTAAAGGGCGGTAGTGGTAGTACAAGTACGTCAAAACCTAGCAAACCAAAACAATCTAAAACCAGCAAATCTAACAATAAACAAACATCAAATTACACTGGAGACAGCATTGTTGATTATTTAAAGTCAATCGGACAACCATCATCATTTGCACATCGTAAAAAGTTAGCACAGCAACATGGCATAAAAAACTATACTGGTACTGCAAGCCAAAACACTAAATTACTTAACGCTTTACGTGGAAATAAAACAACTGCAACAAGTGTCAAAAACTACATTCCACGAACATTCAAGGTTGGTCAAAGAGTACGCATAAAATCATCTGCTAAAACATATAGTCGATCCAATGTGCCGATCCCTAGCAAGTATAAAAATAAATCGTTGACAATTCAGCAGGTGGGTAAGGATGATGTACTAATTAAAGAGTTATATAGCTGGGTTCGTAAATCGGATACGTACTAAAAAAATAAAAAAGAGGGCAATTAAGCCCTCTTTTGTAGATAGTTTCGTCCAGTATCGTATAGATTGTATTTGAATGCATTTTAACACATTTGAGCTTGTTTGATTACGTTTGACTGCGTTTAAATTCATTCAAAACGTCTTTTGAATTTACATTTACTATTCTTTGTAATATACTTGAAATAGTAACATTGTACGGAATTTCGCATATAAACAGTTGGAAATGTCATGTAAATACATCTTTTTGTTACATATACTCATACTATGTAGTAGTAGTTGGTTATGTATAGAAAGATGCTTTTTAATATCTAGAAGGAGGGATGGATATGTATCGGGCTCTACAAATCGCTAACTATATCGTGTCGGTAGCATTTAGGATTGGAAGACCAATCACTAACTTACATTTACAAAAGATATTGTATTATTTACAAGCAAAAGAACTTGTTTTTGAAGGAATTCCTTTGTTTAATGATACAATTGAAAAATGGAAATTAGGCCCAGTCGTTCCTCAAGTATATCATGAATACAAAGAGTATGGATCGCAGCCTATTGAAAAAATTGCAACCGAAATAATTTTCGATGATAAGACATTTGACATTAAACCTGTAGAGTTTAATGAAAACGATATCGAAGATGGAACCAAAGAGAATATTACGCCTGATATAATTTCACTTTTAAATGAAGATCCTTTTAAATTAGTTGATTTAACTCATGAGCACCATCCATGGAAGAAATATAAAGAGCGTATTGAAGATGGAGAAAAGGGATTGAAATATTCAAATGAGGAAATATATGATTTCTTTACAGAGTTCCCAGAAAAGCTATATGAAGTACTAGGGGGAAGTTAATGGTATGAAAGATATCCTAGATTTGATGACAAAATCAAAGTTATTAGACTCTGATGAACGTGGTCAAGAGTCTCTTTTTTTTAGACTTAAAAACTATTATGAAGAGAACGGAAGACATAAATATTCAGAGGTAAGTCGATATATTTTCAATTTAGGAGATTCGGATATTGATGTTCTTGCTGTTAACTTAAATTTAATCGCAAAATTTGCTGAAAAGAAAAATGAAGATAATATTAAACATAACATTAACAAGTTAATTGACCATACTGACTTAGCCCATATTCAAAGAAAATACATAGAAAATGAAGTAAAAAAGAACGAACGTTTATTGAGAGGGATCCACCAATCAACAATGAATGTCAGGTCAGAGTCTCAAAAGTTAACACAAGAACTAGTTAAAACTAAAGAAAGTCTTAATGAAAACTATAATAAAATTTCTTCTGATATAGACAAGTATAAATCGAGTATCTATACTCAGTTTGTAACAATATTAGGTATTTTTACAGCTATAACATTTGGTGTATTTGGCGGTATGGAAATATTGGGAAATGTCATGTCTAATATAGTAGAGGTTAGAGTTCCAAAATTGTTAATGTTTTCAAGTTTAGTTATAGGATCTATCTTAACAATACTCTACATGTTATTAACAGCAATATCGAATATAGTTCAGTTACCGATTAGAAATTGTGGATGTAAAAGGGATGACCCTTGTAATCATACTCCTTTTCAAAAACACCCTATATATTTTACTGGTATGATGACTACTTTATACTTATTTTTAATAGGAGTCATATCACATGGATATGAAACAGAAAATTTAAGAGGAATACCTTTATTGGATAGAATAATGTTGAATGGTTCAGGCATTTACATTTTATCATTTCTCCTGTTTATCGTTATTATGATAATATTTTTATTGATAAATAATCACATGAAAAGTAGTAAATAGAATAAAAGACTATTATTACGGAATAGACCACCCACCAGGGCGGTCTTTTTTATATCAATTCGCCATCTCTTATAGTTCCATCATCTGAATAAGTTCCACAAATTGAACACTTCTGACACATCTGATCACCTCGAAAATATTTTAACAT